CCTGCTCGACGCCTTCAAAGGTGGCAAGCTGCAAACACGGTTTAAGGATTATATCACGGATGCGCTCGGCGCGCTCGTCGGCGGCGTTGAAAATCCCGGCATGGCTGCAAAAGGTTTGCTGACAGACGACGAAATGCTGGGTGCGGCCATGCAAACGGCTGGCACGGCTATGCTCGGCGGTGGCGCTGCTGTAAACGCGGTGCGGCCATCTGCTTCTGCACCTGTTACAACAGCAAACGCCAACGCCAGCGTCGGCGCGCTTGTACTTAGCCAGCACGCTCGCGCAAAGCCCGAATTGGCTGACATACTGACGCAAAACGGCGTAGACCCTGCCAACATAAATGCCGCTCCTATTCAGCGCGTGCAGGCCGCTCTGGAGACAGCTACACAGCGCCAGATTTTAGATCCGCGCAGTGCCAACTCTATTCTGCAAGGTTTCGCACGCCCAGAGTTGGAAGATTTTTACGCAAACGCGAGCAAGTCGGCAGGTGCGGCGGGATTGTTGGCAAGTGATGCTTCAAAGATGACAAAGTCAGAGCTTGATCCGCTCGGTTACCAAAAAACAAAAATGGATAAACCTCTTTCAGAGGTGGAAGTGCAGCGCACTGATCTTGGAGTAAATCTTCCAAGAAAAGAGGCTGACATTGAAGGCTTACTTGGTAAAATTGCCTTGCCGTTCTTTGGCGATAAATCAAGCGGCGGTCTTGAGATAACTGGCATTGACGATATGAAGTTTGACAAGTCAGTTGTGACCGAGGCAGGCGCTGATTTTATGGTTGGCCCGGCGGCACAAGCAGACGGCTCAATTTGGGCATCAGCTCAAAACATTGTTAAGCGGTTAAGAGACGAGGCTATAAAAAAAGCCAACAAAGAAGAAAAAGATGTTGTTGGCGTTACAATTGGCATGGCTCCTGATGCTGTAGACTTTACCAACTTCGCTGCCGCAACGATGGCCGAAATGGTAAAACTGGCTCCAATCAAGAAAAAAGACGCCAAGTTGTTTGATGCTGCTATGAAAAAATCCGTTGACCCTAACTGGCCGGGAATACTTAATCCAGATTTACGCGATTACGTTGAAAAAGCAGCTCCAGATATTCGTAAAGCGTTTATACGCCTTATGGACACGTCTCCAGCTCAAAAAATGGGCTTTCCTAGTCCAGCAAAAATGAGGCTTGCCGTAACTGACCCTGATCAAATTCAAAGCCCATCTGGCACGGCTGGCATGGCATTAGGAAAAATTGACACAAGCTCAGGTTTATTAAAAACGCCCACAGTACCGCATTCAACTTACAACACGCAGCTTAAAGGTAAATATCTTGGCGGCATTCCTCGCGTGCATCAGGGCTTGCTGTTCCGAGACACGTACAATGACATGAAAAATAAAGTTACTAAAAAAGGTCAGCCTTTTTCAGATAGCCACAAGACTTATGCGATGAAAACTCAACTTCCGGGGCAAGAATTTACTCAAGAAATAGTCGATTACCTTATGCAACTGAGAGAGAGTCAAAGATGAATTGCGGCGGTACATCTTCAGCATCAAGGCCAAGTGCGCCACAGACCATAGCATCAAACGCCTCAAGTTGCTTTAAGTCACTTCTGTCCAAATGGATTGCACGCAGCACAATATTTTCTCGCATTGCTTGCGGGTCATTCAAGTCAAACGGATTTTCCATAATTTTTCTCCCATCCCTGCAATATAAACATTTGTTGAGGTCTTTTCAATGAGCATCACCACTTACGCAGAGTTAAAAACCGCTATAGCGAGCTGGCTCAATCGGGATGATTTAACTTCCGTTATTCCCGATTTCATTGCGTTGACTGAGGCGGCATTAAATCGGGATTTGCGGCATCTGCAAATGATTGACCGCGATAATGCAACGCTTGACACGCGCTTTGTACAACTTCCCGGCGATCATCTTGAAACTGTGCGCCTTGGCATCACAAGTGGCACAACGCATCGCCTTGAGCTGGTCAGCTTAGACGCAATGCTAACTCAGCGCGAAAGTAGCGGCAATACGTCAGGACGCCCCAAGCAATACGCCCACATTGGCGACCAAATCGAGCTTTATCCAACGCCAGACGGCGATTATACAGCGCAGCTCACGTATTACGCTAAGATACCCGCGCTAAGTGACAGCAATACATCAAACTTCGTGCTGGCAGACGCGCCTGACATTTACCTATACGGCGCGTTGATGCAGGCAGCGCCATATTTGCTTGACGACGCGCGCCTGCAAGTTTGGGGGGCAATGTACGCCGCTGCGCTCGCTTCAATGCAAACTTCCTCAGACAATACGCGAAATGCTGGCTCTGGGCTTCGCATGCGCGTCACTTCTTTCTAAACCAGATGACACATGGTAACATAATACCGCTCGATATGGAGACAAAAACATGAGTTTTACGAACGCGCACGAGACGCACTTACTGACTTACACATTCACCGCAACGAGCGTCACACGCCCTACGGCTTGGTTTATCGGCCTGTTTACTGGCGCACCGGGCGAAGCTGGCGGCGGCACCGAGATTAGTGGCAACGCCTACGCGCGCAAAACGGTAGCGTTTTCAGTCAGCGGCAACGAAGCAACCAATTCTGCCGCAGTTGAATTTGCGGCTGCTTCTGGCGGCAACTGGGGGGCAGTTTCGCATTTGGCTGTCTTTGACGCGAGCAGCGGCGGCAACATGATCGTCTACTCTGCGCTGTCGGCGTCAAAAACAATTAACGACGGCGACGCATTCCGCATCCCGGCAGGCAATTTAGACATCACACTAGACTAGGTGCGGACATGAGCAAGCTTTTTAACAGAGCTAAAATGACAACAACGACAACTGGCACGAGTACAATTACGCTCGGAAGTGCGGCTGACGGCTTTGTCACATTTGCCACGGCTGGCGTTGTGGATGGCGATGTTTTGCGCTACTGCATCGAAGCGGAAAACGGCACTGATTTTGAAATTGGTGAGGCAGTGTACAGCTCCAGCGCTGGAACTAGGCTTTTTCGCTTGGATACTTTAGTTCAGCTTAGTTCAAACAGCAATAATTGCATTACGCTTGCTAGCGGCACTCATAACGTGTTTATCACGGCTGTTGACTCTGATTTCACGCAAGAAATGACTGCCACTGTTGCAGGCGGCAAGTTTGTAATTGATGGCACAAGCCAGCAAATTATCACAATGCTTCCCAGCATAACTTATCGCATCCACCAGAACATTTACACAAATGCAGGGCATCCTCTCGTTTTGGCATCTGGCAGCGCTGACGGCAGCACTTATTCAACAGGCGTTCGCACGGTTGGAACACCCGGCTCAAAAGGCAGCTACACTGAGATAAAGCTTGAGCAAGATGCGCCTGCACTTTGGTACAAATGCTCGAATCATAGCGGAATGGGTGCAAGTATTAATATTGCTGCGCCATCCTCTGGGGCTGCGTCAGCGGTTGGTACGCTTACTAAAACATTTTCCAATAATGAAGAAGCTAGCATTACACTTACTAGTGCAATCAGCCCGGTTCCAAATGTTTCTGTGTTCAAAGAAATCGCTCAAGCTGGGCTAAGTTCCAAAGGCAACTGGGATGTAAATTCCAGTGCCAGCAATTACACGCGCCTTGATGAAGCAACCTCCGTCACGCTTACACCAAGTGCTGTTGGATCAGGCACTTTTTCGCTTGGATCAGGATCGTTTTCTTCTTCAGACGTTGGTAAAACAATCACTGGAAATGGCGGAGTTGCGGTTTTAACTTCAGCGGCTGGGGGATACACTAGTTCGACCAATTTTACGAATACAAACGCAATAGCTTCTGGTGCGTGGGATATGCACGGGAGTGTTGCAAAGAGTGATGGTAGCGGCCTAACGATTTCTGCAAGCGAAATCGGCTATAATTTTGCATCACCTTTTTCTGCAACTTCCCCAACTACAACTTCGTCTGCCCTGCATGGGATAGTAACAAGTGCGGGTGGATCGGTTAGCAGCGCTCACAGCGGTGGCATTGTAGTTTCCGCTTCTGGAGACAAAGTCTTTTTTGTGGATGAATCAAACCCACCCAAACTAACTTGTTTAAACGCTTCAACTCCCTTTGACATGTCTACTCTATCTTATACAAATTCTGGAAACCAAATCACATTGACTCAAATTGGCGCTGCATTAAGTGGGTCATACGGAAGCATGTCAATTTCACCAGACGGTAAAAATTTCTATGTAAATAGAGGCAGCAGCGGTGCGATACATCAATACCGAATTGCGACTGCTTATGATCTTAGTTCAACCGTAACTTACGTCGGAACAACTACTAGCCTCTCGTCTAATTCAGAAATTAAAGCGGTTATGTTTAAGGATGGTTTTACAGGCTTTCGGGCCATAGACGGATATCTACAAGGCGGAGGAAATATCCGACAATTTACGATGACAAATAGTTATGACATAATCAATAGTTGCAGTTTAGATAGTGAACAAAGTAGTAGTATTATGACCAGAATTACCTCTGCTGCATTAGGCGCGGATGGTAAATCTTTGATTTGCAGCGATCAATTTGGCTCAAGCACCACTAAGTTTTTTACCCTCTCAACGGCTTGGGATATCTCTACACACGGATCTGGTACAACAATAGCGAATCTCGTTGAAAACAGTTTTGGTTTCTCACCCACTGGGAAACATTTTTATGCACAAAAGGGTGCGGCTGGAATTTTTAAACAGTGGCTGATTGGGTCAGAAACATACCCCACAAGTCAGTATTTTCCATCTGTCACAGCAGCTTCTGGGCAAATCGACAGCAGCTCATGGACTGATATTAACTCTATGGTAGCCGACGAAACGGCTGGCAGTGGCACATTAAGCTATGCAATTTCAACCGATAATCATGTGACGTGGAAGGTGCTTCACAATACAAACGGCACACGCTCAATTGCTAAAAACAACTCTGGCACTTGGCAAGTAAATACCAATGCTACCTACGGCTCTGAAACGTGGGCAAATGCTACTACAAACACTGAATTGAGCGCACTACAACAGGCTCTAGCAACAGCCAATAACCGTATGAATAAAGCCCAATTAGATGCAGTCGCAGACGCCAATCACATTACCCTTGGAAATACGCTGGATTTAATGATTGCAACATACATTGCATCTGGATCAACAGCCCCGATTTCGGACGGTGTAACAATAAATTACGACAGTGAGGCACTTGTGCGGATGGCCATAAATGGAACGGACTATGAAGCTGAGTTTCCTAGCTCAACAAGCGTCAAAATAAAATCACTTGCAGCGCAAAATCTAAAAGTAAGAGTGCTGTAAATGCTAGGTTTCTTCCCCGTATCAGCCAGCGCACTAGGATCGGCAGGCGTAGACGATGGGTTTACAAATGCCTCGGCAACTGCAGCTTGCGCTGCATCTGCTAGCGCGGCTGGTCAGTTAATTCAAAACGGTGCTGCGACATCATCTTGCGCTGCAAGCGTGTCGAGCGCTGCCGAAATAGTACGGATTTATGCAGACGGTGAGTCAAGCATTCAAGCCACGTCAAGCGCATCTGCCAGCGCTATAAAATACAGTATATATACTGGGACACGCCCCGGCTACGGCGTTGGCACATATGGCACGTTTAACTATGGCATAAATGAAAAAACCGAAAACGCTGCAAGCGTTGTTGCTGGCACATCGTCTGCCACAGCAGCGGGTCAGCGCATTCGTGAGACGAGCGTTACAATCGCCTGCGCCTCCAGCGTCACAGCAAGCGCTGTGTTTGACGTTATTTCTGGCTCAACTATCGCTTGCGTTTCCTCAACGGCAATTGTCGGAAGCGGCGTCTTTTCTGCTGTATTAAGCAACTTGGCGACCACAAGCTCGATGACTGCAGCGTGTGAGATAAAGTGGACTGAGGCGGCGGCGGCAAACACAAATTGGACAAAATCTGACTTACTTGAAAGGGCTGCATAATGGCGACTCAAACGACACACTATAGCTTTAACAAGCCTGCCGTAAACGGCGATGAGGATGCTTGGGGAGCTTTTCTGAATGGCAATTGGGACACGGTTTCAACTTTACTCGGCGGCGTAGACAACGCCGAGTTTCAAATTCTAAACGGCGCAACCGTTACGACAACCGAGCTTAACTACGTTTCGGGCGTCACGTCTGCAATTCAAACACAATTAAACGCCAAGCAAGCAGTTGTTGCAAACGTATCGGACACTGAAATTGGTTATTTGAATGTTGCTTCTCTAGGCACAAGCGAAGCAAGCAAGGTTGTTACCTCAGACGCAAACAACGTCGTAACATTTTCTGGCGGTATCGTTGAGGATAGCGTTACAGTAACCTCATCCAGTAACGCAGCAACTTTAAACATGCGTGACGGTACAAACTTTGTCCACGATTTGACAGAAAACGTAACTTACACGTTCAGTAACCCAGCAAGCACGGGCAACGTGTCAGCATTCACGCTGAAGGTCATTCAGAACGCGAGTGCAAAAACGATAACTTGGCCATCTAGCGTCGATTGGCCAGCGGCGACAGCACCAACTTTGACAGCAACAAACGATGGCGTGGATTTGTTTACATTTATCACACACGATGGCGGCACAACTTGGTACGGCTTGGTTGTTGGACAGGCGCTCGCATAATGACGATCGCGAGTAAACTTTTAGGCGGCGCGGCTGGTACGGCGGCAGGCGGTGCGGTTGCTATAGAGGATGTGTTCAGTACTGATATTTATACCGGGAATGGATCAAATCAGGCGATAAACACAGGTTTAGACATGTCTGGTGAGGGCGGTTTGACTTGGATTAAGAAACGATCAAGTGCGGACAATAATGTTTTAATCGACACAGAAAGAGGTAATAACGTTCTGATTTCTGATTCTACGACTGCACAATTTGACGGCTCACCAGATTATTTTTCTAACGGCTTCTCGTCTACTGGATTTACCGTACCAAACGGCAATCGCGTTAATAAATCTGGTGAAACATTTGTCTCGTGGAGTTTTCGCAAAGCCCCTAAATTTTTTGATGTAGTTACATATACAGGCAATGGAACAGCAGGACGAGAAATAGCACATAGTTTAAACAGCACAGTAGGCATGCTTATGATTAAGGAACTGGGCAATGCAAACGACTGGGATGTTTTACACAGGAGTACCGAGGTACTAAGACTCAACAGCACTGCTGCTCCATTATCAGGTTATGCCCCTACTAGATTTGGCGATGGCTCAAGCCTAGTAAGGCCTACAAGTAGTGTTTTTACGGTGGGTAATTCTGGTGAAGTAAATGGGAATGGACAAACCTACGTTGCCTACCTCTTTGCCCATGAAACAGGGGATGACTCTATGATTCAGTGTGGTAGTTATGCAGGTAATGGTAATAGTACAGGTCCAACTATTGACTTAGGGTGGGAACCTCAATGGCTGCTTGTTAAAAAATATGATGATGATGATGCATGGCACATTTTTGATGCTACTAGGGGAATTAACACTGGCTCTAATGATCCAGCTTTGTATCCCAATTCAACTAATGCAGAGGCATCCACCACGTATGCTAGCCTAAATGCGACCGGCTGGAGTATCGATACATCTGCAGGAACATTAAATCAAAACAATAAAAATTTTATTTACGTAGCAATCAAAGCAGAGGATTAAAATGTTCGCTAAAATTACAAACGGCTCAGTCGATCAATATCCATACACGATTGGCAATTTACGCCGCGATAATCCAAATATTTCGTTTCCGCGAGAGATACCAGTTGCAACTTTGCAAGAGCATGGAGTGGAAGCTGTTAAATATTTAAAAAGGCCCAGTTATACAAAAAGAACGCACACATGCACCCAAAACGCAGCGCCAACTTTAGTTAATGGGGCTTGGACGACAGGCTGGACTGTGACGGCAAAAAGCGCAGATGAAACTGCAGCATATGACGCAGCACTTGCCACAACTGAACGCGCCAAACGTGACGCCCTGCTTGCCGAAACCGATTATCTTGCTTTGTCAGACGCAACTCTCTCAAGCCAAATGACAACCTACCGCCAGCAGCTCCGCGAAGTGCCACAGCAATCTGAATTTCCAAACAGTATTTCATGGCCGACAAAGCCGTAGGATAAACATGCCGCTCATACCTTTAAATATACCGCTCGGCGCGCATAGAAACGGAACGGACATGATGTCTGCCAATCGCTGGCGTGATGTTAATCTTGTTCGCTGGCACGAGGGCGCATTGCGTCCAATTGGCGGCTGGCGTCAGCGCCAAAGCGTTAATCTGTCAGGCGTTCCGCGCTCTGTCATGGCGTGGGAAGATAATGGTACTGATCGTTTTATTGCCGCTGGCACGCACAACAAATTGCACGTCATAAACGCAGGCGGCACAACTTCTGACATAACGCCGAATACGTTTACAATAGGCCGCGTCAATGCAACAATTAACACCGCTTACGGCTCTGGCGTATACGGCAATGAAACTTACGGGACACCTAGAGCAGATGCTGAAACGGTTTTGCCAGCTACGACTTGGAGCTTGGAAAATTGGGGCGAATATCTTCTAGCAATGCATTCGGACGACGGCAAACTCTATGAGTGGCAGTTAAACGCTTCAACTGACGCCGCACTGCTGTCAAACGCGCCGACAAACTGTAACGCTATGATGGTGACTGAGGAGCGATTTGTTGTCTGCTTTGGCGCTGGCGGCGATCCGCGCACCGTTAAGTGGTCTGACCAAGAAAACAACAACTTGTGGACGGCGGCAGCGACCAATCAAGCTGGTGATTTACGCATTCAGACCAACGGCGTTATTCTAGCTGGTTTACGGACACGCGGCCAAGCGCTTATCCTTACAACGGAAGATGCGCACGCGATGACCTACCAAGGTCCACCATTTGTTTACGGCATTGAGCGCGTTGGCACGTCGTGCGGCATGGTCGGCGCGAAGGCAGCGGCAACCGTTGATGCGGGCGTGTTTTGGATGGGCCATAGATCTTTTCATATGTACACGGGCGGCAATGTGCAGACGATACCTTGTGAAGTTGGCGATTACGTTTTCTCTGACATTAACAAAGACCAAATCACAAAGGTTAACGCTGTTGTAAACTCTGAGTGGTCAGAAATCACTTGGTTTTATCCCAGCGCTAACTCAATGGAAAATGACCGTTACGTCAGTTTTGATTATGCTGAAAATATATGGACAACTGGCACGTTAGATAGGGTTAGCGGCCTCGATAAAGGCACGTTTAGATATCCAATGTATTTTGACGCTTCTGGCATTCTTTATGAGCATGAGGTTGGAACGTCTTACGCTGGCGTTACACCACACGCCGAAACAGGGCCAATCAGCATTGGCAACGGCGACAATGTGATGAACGTCGTGGAGCTGTTGCCCGACGAAAAAACGCAAGGCAGCGTCACAGCCAAGTTCAAAACACGACTTTACCCAAATGCGAGCGAAACAACGCACGGTCCGTTTACAATGACCAATCCTACAAGCGTCCGTTTCCAAGGTAGGCAAGTCAGAATGCGCGTAGAGGGCGCTGGCTCTGATTGGCGTGTCGGCATAATGCGGCTTGATGCTCGAACAGGTGGGCGCAGATGAGTACGCTCGGTCCACCTCCAATAACAGATAATTTTCGCATCTGGGCGCAGGGTTTTACCAAATGGGTGCAACGCTCTTTACCCGTGATGGTAACACGGCGCGGCTATGACACGCCAAGCGAGGATGGCGTATTGCTGTGGGATAGATCAGCGCTTTATCCAATCGTAAGCAGAAGCAACTCATTCCGCGAGGTTGTTGTTAAAAACACAGCACCAGCTAGCAGCGTTGGCGTAGCTGGGGATAAGGCTGGCTTGGTGAGCTGGGATGCCAGCTATATCTACGTCTGCACGGCGTCTCATGACGGTTCTGCGCATATCTGGAAGCGCGCGACACTCTCAAGCGGAGCGTTTTAATGGATCAGCTCACACGATGCAGAGGCTTGATAGAAAACGCGCTAAAACACAGCGGCAATACGCATGATTTCATTGACGTAGCTGAAGGTGTTTACAAGGGGTTAATGCAGCTCTGGCCGCTTAAAAACAGCGTTATCGTTACAGAAATAATAAGCCACCCACAAAAGAAGGTTCTGCACATCTTTCTCGGCGCTGGCGACCTAAACGAAATTTTAAGTATTCATCGTGACGTGCTAGAATTTGCGAGATTGCAGGGCTGCACGGCTATTAGCATGAACGGGCGTAAAGGCTGGGAAAGAGCCTTGAAGAAATACAACATTGACGTTTTGCACGTCGCATTTTGGAAGGACATCTAATGTCAAAAGGTGGCAGCAGTACATCAAAAGTTGAATATCCTGATTGGATTGTAGACCCAGCAAAGCGCAACATTCAGCGCGGCGAGGATTTAGCACGGCTTGGCGATATCCCATATATGGGGCCAGATGTAGCAGCACTCACCCCAAGGCAGCAGGCGTCGATGCAAAACACTGACGGCGCGTTAAGTGCATTTGGCATGAATACGTCTGGGCCAGTAAATGCAGGCATGCCTCAAGCACAAGACTTTAACGGCATGTCAGCTTACAGCAGCTATCCAATGTACCAGCAAAGCGTTGACTCATTTCGCGAAGCTCGCCCCGGCCAAGCTGCGTATCGTGACGGCTTTTTTATTGACCCAGTGACAGGTCAAATGCAACCGCCGCCAGATCAAGAAAATCTTCAAATTGACGCCAGATATGATGGTTCAGCATCAGGTGCCGAAACCCCAGTAGACCCGGCAATCATTGCAGCAAATCAGCGCGAGCAACGTCGCAACGATTTTTACACTGACTCGCTGTTTGCGCAGAACGTAGCGCGTTCGCAACAAGGCGCGGCAGGGCAAAACGATGGCTACGGTTATGTTTTCGACGACTACACGGGTGCAGATTTAATTTCAGAACAAAACCCAAATTTTGGAATGTATGGTGACGCTTATTCGTCCCTGACAATTCCAGCCTATGACCCGCCCGGCAATGTCATAAGCAGAGCCACGGGGACAACATCAAGTGACGCCCAAGCTGGTGATGGCGCTTGCGTCGTCGCAACGCATGCTGTTGCAAATAATGCCTTCACTCCAAAAACAAAACGCCGCGCTGTGGTGTGGTGCGTGAAGGCACTGCATGGCAAATGGTGGGGCGAGGCAATCAGGCGCGGCTATCAAACGCTCGGCAAGCGGAAAATTGAGCAAGGCAAGGCGCACGAACATTACACAGAATTTAGAAACTATATTGACTTTGCAACTGGCGAAAAGCGCACTTTGATCGGCGGCATAAAGTTTGCAGCTCGAACGGCTCAGTTTTTCGCGGTCGGCATATTCTTAGGAGGTCGCTGAAATGGGTGGTGCATCAAACCAAGGCGCAATTCCAGCACAGCAGCCGCGCTTCACAAATGCGGAGGCGCGTCTGCCAGCACAGCAGCCTCAACGTCAATTCGGTGCTGATGGCTTTGACACAACGGGCCAAGGAGTGCAGGCCATACGGCCATATCCCGGCATGAACGACCAGCCGCAAATGTCTCTAGGCGACCCAATGTCATCAACGTATCAGGACAGCTTAGGTCCGGCCAGCACGGACGGCCAAGGTGGACTTGCGCCGGGGTATTCTGAGCAGGCGCGTCAGATGATGATGGCAGGCGATCAGCAGGGCGCGATGGAGCTTTTACGGCGTGGAACTGGCATGCCAGCGATAGGTCAGCCGCGCTTCACAAATGCGGAGGCGCGTCTGCCAGCACAGCAGCCTCAACAGCAATTTCAACAAGGCCAAAACGTATTTGACCAAAGCGCGCAAGCATACACAAACGCGCTAAACACAGCCCAGCAAGGTACAAACTTTCAAGCGCCTCAAGGCCAAGCCGCGCAAATGCGAGCCGCACAAATGCAAAGCACGGGATACAATCCGCGTGAAATCGCTGGCGTAAATGCAATAACTGCTGATCAAGTTGCTGGTCAAAATTACCAAGCAGCATTGGCCAATTCACAAGGCTATGACGCAGCGCAAGCTGCTGCTCAAGGCTATGATGCTGAACGTGCGGCTGGCGTCAGAGACATACGCGAGCTGGATGTGACGGCTGGTCAGGTTGGTGGCACAGATTTGTCACGATACCAAAACCAGTATGATACTGGCGTCATTGATCTAGCTATGGGCGACATAGAGCGAAATCGCCAAATCCAGCAAACAAATGACGCAGCAGCAGCCACGGCAGCTAACGCATTCGGCGGCTCAAGGCAGGGCATTGCAGAAGCCGAAACTAATCGAGCGTTTGCAGAGCAAGCAGCCAAGACAGCCACTGGATTGCGTCAGCAGGGCTTTACCAATGCGCAAGCTCTTGCCCAAGCTGACATTGATCGTAGAATGCAGGCTGGCATGGCTAACCAAGGCGCAAATCTGCAAGCCCAAACTAACACGGCAGCCAACAGCCTTCAGCAGCAATTAGCAAATATGACGGCTGGCAATCAAGCCTCACAATTCGGTGCGCAAGCTCAAAACACTGCAGCTTTACAAAATGCCAATATGACCAATCAGGCCAGCCAATTCGGCGCTGGCGCTGCAAATACTGCAAGCCTTGCAAACCAAGCTGCACAGAACAATCAGCGGCGCTACGGAGCTGACAGCACGATGCAGGCAAACTTAGCCAATCAAAACGCAAACTTGCAGGCGGCCACTACTTCAGCGGCCAATTCTCTGCAAAGCCAATTGGCAAACCAGCGCGCCGTCAACAATGCCTCTCAATTCGGAGCAAGCGCCGCTAACACCGCCGCCGCAAATAATCAGGGCGCGCTAAACAATGCCAGCAGCTTAAACATGGGCGCTCAAAACGCCATGACAAACGCTAACATGGGCAACCAGATGCAGGCAGAAAGCATGAGGATGGGCGCAGGCGCACAGCTTGGCGGGTTAGGTCAGCAGGGCTTCAACATGGGCCGCACTTTGCAGCAAGATCAAGCCAACCAAGGGCTGCTGCAACAGGGCATGAACCAGAGCTTAATCGACGCGGCAAAAGGCCAATTTGGCAACTTCGTTAACGCGCCTTTCAATTCACTTCAATATCCAATGGCAGCAATTACGGGAAGCCCGCAGCCAAGCACAACAACGCAAACGCGAAACCCCGGATTGTTTAATTATCTGACCCTACCGTTCATGGCTGGAGCGAGATAAGCGGAATGGTTGATTGGGCAACAGCACAGCGCGGAATATTTGCTGGCGAAAGCGGCGGCAATTACAGCGCACTGTATAACTACCAGAATAGACCTGGCGGTTTGTTTGAAAATACTGACGTGACCAAAATGACGATTGGCCAGCTAAAAGATTTTACAAATCCTAGTGGCGAATACGCACGGTACGTTAAAAAAACCAATCCAGAGGGCGTACTTTCAACGCCGCTTGGCGCTTACCAAGTTGTTGGCCGCACGCTCAAAGATGCGGTCAAAGCCCTTAATATTTCAGATGACCAAGTTTTTAACCAAGCAACGCAAGATAAGATTGGCCGCTGGATTTTCGACACGCAAGGAACAGGCGCTTGGGAAGGCTACAAGGCTCAAACAGCGCCCCTAGCCGCCCCCGGCATGTTCAACCAATCGCGCCAAAGAAGGAATGCACCAATGCAACAAAACTTAGGCGGCGGCTTACTCGCAAACCTCGGCTTACAAAAAATGCAACCGGGCGCAGCGGGCGAAACAGGCCAGAAGTTTTATGAGCGTGACAGCTTTAAAGACCTAAGTGGAAATATCGCAAACTGGCTTAACTCGCAGACGATGAATCCAGACCCAAATCTGTCAAAAGCAATTGCAGATATTCGCAATCAGCGCACGGAGAAAAAACGCCGTAATAAGACTGTTGAGTATTTAAGAAGAGCTGGCATGGATGATATTGCTGACATGGTTGACGCTGGAGATATTGACGGGCGTGACGCTATGTCGGCAATTTTAAAACAAAGATTTGGCAGCACTGATGACACAACGCGATCAACTCAAAAGTTTTTGAACGGCACTGTCTACACTGTGACAGATAACGGCGTTAAAGTTTATAATCCGTCAGGAAAATTAGTGACGGGACAAGAAGCTGAAAAAGTCTTAAAGGAAGCTAATGAGTTTGAACTAGATAATAGAGCAGTTGGCGAAGGGTTGTCTGAATCGGCGAAACTTCAACAAAAATATGTTGACCAAGCATTTGATAAAGCTGGAAAGCTGTCAGCAAGTATTTCAAATATTAACCAAGCAATTACTGCTATTGATAATAATGCAAAATCAGGCATAATTGAAGGCTTCTTACCCGACATTACAAGTCAAAGCGCGCAGCTCACAAGCGCGCTGCGCCGCATGGGCTTGGATGTAGTTTCGTCAGTAACATTCGGTGCGCTTTCAGAGAAAGAGCTAAGTATTGCAATGGCGACGGCATATCCATCCACCGCCAAGCCAGACGAGCTACGCAAATTTTTGGTAGATCGTAAAATTGTTTTAGGAAAATTACGCGAATACACAGAAGAAGCAGCAATGTTTTTGCAAAACCCAAACAACACGCGCAGTGATTGGATGCAGATAGTCAGGGAAAGAAGAGACACTTCAGCAGCAAGCGCGGGCGGCAATCTTTACATGGATATGACGGAAGATGAGTTAAACGAAGTTTACGCAAATTATAACAGTCTAAACAGCGCACAGCGAACGCAATTTGTGGCGGCGTTAGAAGCCAAGCGGAGTCAATAATATGGCTACTGTAGAGGAAATGCTAGCGGGCATTAAAGAACAGCAGGCTCAAACGTCCAATAGCGTAGTTAAGTGGTCTGACCAAGAAAACAACAACCTATTGTCTATAGAGGAAATGCTGAACGAAATTAACAACCCTAAAGAGTTAGAAACTGACGAGCGTGGCATTCTTGAGCGCGCGGGCGATTGGTTTAAGGGCAATCAAAAAGAGGCCAACATACCGCTGGCATACAATGCTGGGCTTGGCCTGCCGAAAGGCAAGGCAACTGCAATGCTGGCATTGCTTACGACAACTAACGACCCTGCCCGCTTAGAAAATGGTATTAAAAACATTATTCCGAACGCTGAAGCGCAAACCGACAGTTTTGGCAATTTGGTCATTGCCTCGCCAGTTTACCGTGACGGCAAAGCCACAGAGCAATTTACGCGCTTTTACCCAAATCCAAAAGGTTTGGACGTAACCAACTTGATGCAAATATCGGGCGCGCTTGGCTTGGCAAAAGGGCTGACCAAGGGTTACGGCCTGCTTTCACAAGCGCCAACTGGGTATAAAGCAGCGGCAGCAATAGGCGCAACTGAAGCTGGCCTAGTTGAGCTTGGCAGTTCGCAAATGGCTGACGATGACTTTAAATTTAGCGATTTAGTTTACGGTGCTGGCGGCGGCGCTGCTGGTCAAGCGGTTGCGCAGCTAGGCACACGCATGCTTGGTCAACTTGCTAAATTGTTTAAATCAAATCCTAAATCTGTGCTGGATGAATACGGCAACATCAAGCCAGAAATCGCGGAGCAAATGCGCAAGGCTGGATTAGACCCAGAACAAGCGCGTGAAGAAATGGCGGCGGCAATGAGCCAGCAAGTTCGCCAAGGCGTTGACGTTGACGAGGCTGCACGCATTGCTGAGGCAGGCACACTGCCCGTACCAGTGCCACTAACAAAGGGTCAAGTTACTGGCGACAAGGGCCAACAATTGTTTGAGGATAGTGTGCGCAGTGGCGCTTACGGAGAGTCATCCGCTGGCATGCTTAATGATCGAGCTGCATCAGCGCAGCAAGCAATTCAACAAAATGTTGACGCAATCCAACAGCGGGTTGCAGGCGACAGCCCAGTTATAAGCAGAGAGCAAGGCTTTCAAGGCGGTCAGGCTGTTTCCGATGCGCTTAACACTCAGTTTGATGCGGCCAAAAAGACCGCCGACGATCTTTACAGAACGGCAAGGCAATCTGGCCCTGCATTCGTAGATGAGGGCGCGGGTAGCGCGCTGCTGAAAGCGTCTAACGATGCTATCAGTGAAAACTTTGAGCTGGCAAATATGCCAAAGACAAGCGTATTACTCTCAAGCCTCACTGACATTATGTCAGAAAAAGGCGGCAGCATACGCGATCTGTTTGCATGGCGTCAAAAAGTTGCAAACCAAATTGCTGATGGCGGTTCAGAGGGCGTTGCGGCAAGTAAGCTCAAGCAAGTATTTAATGACCAAATGGCTAATAGTTTTGAGCGCAGCTTAATATCTGGCGATCAAGAAGCCGTCAAAGCATGGTCAAACGCAGTTTCAAACTATGCTGATTTTGCTGCAACTTGGAAAAGCAAAAGTGGCATATTAAAAGCGTTGACTGAAAAGACAGTCAGAGACGGTGAAAGCGTTTTAAAAGTCACTCCAGAGGGCGCTGCAAATTATATACTTGGCGCTAATAATTCAAAGCTAATGAAGCCGGGTCAAATCGTTAACGACATTGCTACGTTAAAGAAAATGCTGCCCACTTCTGAGTGGAATCAAATTAGGCAAGAGGCGTTTATAAATCTGTTTTCCAAAGGTGACGCGGCAACCAAATCGGGCGACGATATTTTTTCTGGCGTTAAATTGCGCGCTGAATGGAAAAAGCTGATGAAAGCTAACCCGACAGCCATTAAAGCGCTATTTACGCAAGAAGAGCGTAATCTAATTGAGCAGTTTGCAAACGTCGCAGCGCGCGCAACTGGCGGCGAGGTTAACGCTTCAAACTCAGCCAACTCAGCTTTCAACCTTATTGGGCGCATTGCCGCCGCGCTTGGGTCAAGCAGCGCCGTGCAAATTGCTGGCAGGCTTCCATTGATGGATCAATTTGTAACGACGCCGCTACTTAAAGCATACGGCGCAGGCGCTACTGCAAACGCACTCAAGGCCAGCCCAACTCCAGATCCTATTGGCATGCTTCCCGGCGCAGGCGGCGCAGCGGCGCAAAACCAAGATAATCGAAATTTAATAGATGAGCGCATTCAAAGCTTAACGGGCCTACAGCCTAGCGCATTTTAAGAAGGACAGCACATGCAACCTAAACCTATGACCGACGACGAGATTGCTGGGATTGTCCAAAATGCGATGGATGAGGCAGTTGATTTTGTAGAATCCGAAATAAGTGACGCACGCCTGAAAGCGCAGCGCTACATGGATGGCGAGGTAGACATCGGCCACGAAGATGGACGCTCAAAAGTGGTCAGCTCTAAAGTGCGCGACGTTGTGCGCGCTGTTAAGCCTTCTCTAATGCGCGTTTTCATGTCATCCACTCGCCCGGTAGAGTTTATTCCGCGCGGGCCAGAAGATGTTCAAATGGCCGAGCAGGCGTCAGCTTTCGTTAGCCATGAGTTTGAGCGGTTGGACGGGTTTAAACTGTTGTCAGACGCATTCCACGATAGTCTGGTTAAAGGTCAAGGCGTGTTGAAAGCGTATTACCGCGACTACCCAGAAAGCAAGATTTACACGTTTACAGACCTGTCCGACGATGAATACACGCTGCTTGTTAGCGATGACGACGTCACAGTGCTGGAGCATTCAACGGAGATGTCACTGTCAGTCAACGAATTTGGCGCTGAGATGGAAATGCCCATACATGAGGTTAAACTTAGTAAGCAAACAATGAAGGGTAAACTGTGCATAGAAAGCGTGCCGCCAGAGGAATTTTTCGTTGATCGCAATTGCCGCAGTTTAAAAGACAGCTACATTTCTGCGCACCGCACTGAAATGCGCGCTGGCGATCTAATAAGCATGGGCATAGACCCAGAAATTGTTTACAAGCTCGACAGCATAGACAGCGGCTCAGAAATGACTGAGGCAGAAGTTTACGAGCGCCAAGGCTATGATCACGACAGTTCCGACAGTGACGAGATGGACAAGTCAATGAAGCCTGTCACGGTCACAGAGGCTTACATGCGCATGGATGTCGACGGCACTGGCTACCCGGTGCTGCATAAGTTTCTGCTCGGCGGCACTAAGTATGAGCTGCTGGATCATGAGCCAACCGATGAAATTTGTTTCTGCATTTTTGAACACAACCCAGAGCCGCACACTTTTTTCGGCAACAGCTTGGCATCAATGCTCACAGACGATCAGGACGCAGCGACAGCCATTTTGCGCGGCATTCTGGACAATGTTGCAATGGTCAACAATCCTAGAATCGGCGTCGTCCAAGGGCAAGCAGAAATGTCAGATGTCTTAAATAATGAAATTGGCGCTGTGGTCAGGCTGCGTTCGCCCAACGCGCTTCAACCTATTACAACGCCCTTCACAGCAGGCCAAACGCTTGCAGCTCTGACTTACATGGATCAGCTTGTAGAAGCCAAATCTGGCGTTTCAAACAACGTCGCGCTTAACGCTGACGCACTGCAAAGCACAACAAAATCAGGCGTAGACGCAGCCGTTGAAGCGGCGCAAGGCAGCGTTGAAGTTATGACGCGCAATCTCGCCAGCGGCGTGCGCGATTTGTTTGGGCTGATATTGCGCATTGTCCATAAGAATGTTGATGAAGAGCAAATGATGCGGCTCAATGGCAGCTTTGCGCCCGTCGATCCGCGAATTTGGGACATCAGCATGGACGTGCAAATCAACGTCGGCCTCGGCACTGGTCGCAAGGATGAAAAGGCCGCTGCGCTTCAGCAGGCGCTGGCAGTTCAGCAGCAAGTTTATCAGACTATGGGGCCAATGAACGGCATTGTCAGTTTGACCAACATGCGCAACACACTAGCCGACTTGCTCGCAGCGTCTGGCGTGCGCAACGCTGACAGGTATTTTGCGCCGATGACGCCTGAGATGGAGCAGCAGATGCTGATGATGCAGCAGCAACAGCAAGCGGCGATGGCGCAGCAACAACAGCAAGATCCGAACGCGGCATTCTTGCAAGCCGAACAAATGAAAGCGCAAGCAAAAATGCAGGGCGACATGGCAAAATTGCAACTTGATGCACAAAAAGCTGCCGCTGCTGACGATCTGGCACGCGATCAAATGGCGCAAGACCTGATGGTGCAAGCCGCCCAAACTTACGGAAAATACGCAACAAATGTTGACGTAGCTGCCGTCAAGGCGGAGCAAGATAAATTCCGCACGATGGCAGGCATGGCTCAGGGCCAGCAAGGCCCGCAACAGTAACGCCATTTTTGGTAAATCACCCGTGACTACGGTATTATGATACCCGTAAACGTTACGGGTGATTTATGTCCACAGTTGTAAGAATACAGTCAGAGGAAGCCAAGCGTCTTAAAAAAGACACAGCTTTCATGACCTTCTGCAACGAGGTTAGAGAAAATCAACTCATCACGTTTGCAACGAGCAGCGCCGCCGAAATTGAGCGGCGTGAGGATGCACATGCAATCATGCGTGCGCTTAATCTGATTGAAGCACAGCTTGATGCCGCCATTGGCGACGAAGTGATGCTGAATCGTAGCAAATAGGATAGCACCGTGAGTGATAGCACGACTGACCTTTACGCAGCCGCCGAGCTGCTTATACAACCACCAGAGCAAGAGGCTGGTGATGACAATCCAAGCGAAGTTTTAGAGGATACGCCAGAGCCAACTCAGGAAACTGAAAGCGATGACGTTGAGGTTGAAGCTCAAAGCGAGGATGACGTCGAGGCGTCCGACGACGATGAAATAGGCGCAGATGAATTTGACGAGGTAGAGGCCGACACTGAGACACCCGATACATTCACCGTGAAAGTAAACGGCAAGAATGAAAATTGGACACTGGATCAACTAAAGCAATCTGCGAGCGGGCAAAGTTACATCAACCAGCGAATGCAAGAAGTTTCGCGCCTTGAAAAGCAGTTCAAGGAGCGACAACAGCATCTCGCGCAGCAGCAAGAACAATTCGTACAAATCTACAACAATGCCGCCCAAGGCGGCATGCAGCCGCCTGTCCCACCTGTCTATGACCCAAACGATCCGATTGGTTGGATCGAGGCCAAAGCACAGTTTGAACAGGATCAAGCCGCGTACCAACAAAACGCCGCACAAGTGCAGCAAATTCAGCAACAACGGCAAACTGAGCAAGCACACGCTCAGAACCAATATTTGCAGGAACAAGCCGCGCTTCTGGCCGAGTATATCCCCGACATTGCCGACCCTGAGAAGGGCGAAGTTTTCAAGCGGAGACTGCACGACGTTGGCACAGAGCATTACGGCTTCTCAACTGAGGAAATACAAGGCGTCAGAGATGCCAGAATGGTGCGCGTTTTAAACGACGCGACAAAGTGGCGACAGCTCCAGAGCAAGCGCAAAACCGCGCAAGCCAAGGGTAGCCAAGTTGCTCCAATTTCGTCAGGCGCAAAAAAACGAAAAAGCTCAAGCACTGCTGCAACTCGCAATAAGGCGCAGACGCGCCTGCAGAAGTCAGGCCGCATCGAGGATGCGGTTGACTTGTTGATCCAACCTTAAAGTCTCGAAAGGGCTAAGACATGGCACAGCCAGGCAATACATTTGACAGTTACGACGCTGTCGGCATCAAGGAAGATTTAAGTGATGTTATCACTCAGATTTCTCCAGAAGAAACTCCATTTTTCACAAAATGCGCTAAAGTAAAAGCGTCCAACACGCTTGTTGAACACCAAACGGATGCACTGCGTGCAAGCACAACTAACGCGCATATCGAGGGTGACGCCACGGCAGCGGAAGCCCGCACGGCGACCACTCGTTTGTCAAATTACACACAGATCTTCAAAAATGCTGTGGTGATTCCAGATACAGACGAAGGTTTGGATAAGGCTGGCCG